TTTCGAATCAATTAAAGCAAGACGAGATGTCAGAGCAATTAGTTTTAGACTTTCAAGACCCGTTTAACGGGTAGTTAGTATTAGATTGCAGATGACGGATCGACATGCGCTCCCACGCGCAGCCGGTAGCATTCGCCTTATAGGCGTAAAGAAGAACCACCGGCTAAGCCGGTGGGTAGCTTTTTTATTGCCGTCAAAAATTCGTCAAAAATTGATTTTGAAATATGATATTTTCTGTAATTGTTTTAGAAAACCACAATATAAAACTTTGATTATTACAACCTATTTTGAAATTTAAAATAAAATCAAGCAATATAACCTTTTATGATTGTTAAAATTGTAAATGTAAAGAAGTGCTTGTTTACTGTATCTTTTGATGGTTGAATATCTAATTCGTCAAAAATCGTCAAAAATTTTATTTAAAAATATTAGCAACTGCATTTGATGCTGCTGCTTTCATTTCATTATTGTAGTGTAGATACGTTTTCATCACCATTGCAGGCGTATCGCCTAGTAATGATGATACAGTTTTCACATCTAAGCCATTGGCTAATAGCTTTGTAGCATAAGTATGTCTAAGGTTATGTGCTGATAGGTTATCTCCAAAGCGTTTTAAGTATGTGTTTATTTGCCATTTAACACCATTTTTCTTGTATGGGTTTAATACAAGGTCATGTTCAAACTCTAACTCATGTGATTTATACTCTATAAGTATATTCTCCAATATAGGCGGAATTGGCAAAATTCGCACCGAATTGGCGGTTTTGGTTTTCTCAAAGGTAATAACACCTTTACGGAAAGAAAGTTGCTTGTTGATATGAATTTGGCGATTTTCTAGGGATATATCATTCCAAGTTAAACCATATACCTCACTAAACCTCATGCCAGTATATCGTGCTATTTGTAAGAAATAATATGCTTGTGGATATTTCTCACGCATGAACTTTGCGAATTGGTTTAATTCCTCATCGGAAATCGTGTGGATCATACTTTTTCGCTCAATGCGTGGCAACCTAACACCAGTACATGGGTTATCTGAAATTATCTTGTATGGGTTTATCGCTATATAGAATATCCTTTCTACTACCTTATAATACGAATTAATGGTAGTAGGTGATGTAGCCATTTTGTTTATTACATTTTGGATATGTAGTGGCTTAACATCTGACAATTTCATATTGTGAATAGAATTGAAAGCACACACCGCATGACGATACATAACTAATGTATTATGCGTAACGTGTGCCTTTTTTATTTCAAGGAACATATTCGCAAATTCCTTGAAAGTTAATTCTTTTAATTCTGTATCTTTTGTGAGTAGTGCGGTTTTGTCTAACTCTTTAACTATAACGTGTCCGAATTCTTTAGCCTCACGTTTTGTTTTGAACCCTTGTTTAGATTTCTGTTTCCACTTATAGCCGTCTTTGTATGCGACTATGATTTGAAACCCTTTATCTTTTTTTCTGATAGTGAAATTGTATTGCATAATTCACCTCATAATATATGTGTGTAGAAGTTGATGCCCTCAAACTCTATTTCCCTTGCGTGTGCCATGCGTTCTATTAAATCAATATGAGCATGACTATACATATCATCATTTAATATATGACCTATCTCATGTAGTATACCCTTGCGTTGTACATCAATAGGTTTATCGCTATTAACGAGAATGGTGTAAGTGCCATCATCGTTTAGTTTTAATACCGCAGTTTGTGTAGGTCTTAACTTAGTGTAAATCAAAACTATATTCATATACTTAACCCCCTTATGGGAGTATTGTATCTCATTATATGTGTATAAATTTTCGCATTATTTATTTGTGATTGAATGTAATATCCAAGCTAATACAGATGTTATCCATATTGACATAGAGGAAACTGTTCCGATACTTAACACAAAATTAGGTTTGTAATTAATAAATAATACATTTAGTAGAATTGAAATGATTAACCACGGAGCAAAAACTTCATAAGATTTATCTCGTTTAGAATAGAATGATACAAAAAATATAGTGGCTATGATACCTACAACACCTGCAACAGTAGGATAACCAAAGAAATAAGCAACTATAGATATAACAGAGAATAGTAGTTCCATATTATTTGCCCTCACTTTTCTTTAACATTTCAATAGTGTTGATTACAAAATCAATATCATCATTGGACATATCCTTACTTGCATCAAAGAGTAATTTAAGATTTGGGTTATCTTTTACCGCTTGTGCGTATTCTGTAACGGATGGATCATTATAATATGGTTCTTTGTCAGAATATTTGTCTTCTATTAAATCAGCTTTATTCACTCTAAAATAATTAGCTAATCTTTCAATCTTATCAATGCGTGGATAGTTATCACCATTTAACCAACTAGCAAGAGTTGTATATGATACGTTGTTATCATTGGCTACTTCATTTCTAGTCTTATTATATAAATTCATATAATATCTTAGGTTTTTAGCGAATATTTCTTTATTTCCTAAATCACTCATTGCTTTCACCTCTCTGTGATTTTTAAAATTTTTATTTACTATCTATATCATATATTTAAACTGTAAAAAAATCAATTATTTTTTTTAGATTTTACAGAAAAACTGTTGACATTACAGTTTAACTGTAATACAATACAATCAACAAATAGATAAAGCGAGGTGATAAATTGACACAAGAAACATTTGTTCAAGATGGAATGACCTTAAAAGCAGCTAGAGTAAATGCTGGACTAACTCAAAAGAAAGCAGCAGAAATGCTGGGTATTAGCGAATACACGCTAATCAATTATGAGAAAGGGAAATCTTCCCCTGATGTTCATGTATTGAAAAAGATTGAAAATTTATATGGTGTTCCGTACCACAGAATTATTTTTCTGTAATATTTTTTTACACTAAAATTACAGTTTAACTGTAATTACAAGAGGTATTCAATATGAGATTAGCACAAATTACTATCAACCAATTAAAACATAATATGGCAAATAGATTGAAAACAAGATTACTGACAGATGTTTACGCAAAATTTCATACTGAATGTAATTTGGGCGATTTTCTTATTGAGCAGTTTCCTTGTGAATACGAACAAGCGTTATGGCACTATGAACATTTGCTAAACACAATGGATGTACAAACTTTGATTGCTGAGTGCAGAAAAATGGAAAGTGAATTTGCGAATACCTTTTACTTAGGAACAAACAAAAAAGATCGCATGATGAAATTAAAAACGATTTGGTAAGGAGAGTGATATATGAGTGAAGTTGAAAGTTTAGTTTACACAGTATCAGATGTAGCGAAACTTTTTAAATGCACAGAAACAAGTGTATATAACATGAGAAACCAAGGCATACTTCATCAAATAAAAGGTGTAGCTGGAGTTAGGTTCAGCAAAAAGGAAGTTGAAAGCCTTATAGGACTAGATGATGAATATACACCAATGGCATATAGAAAGTTGAAAGCAGAGGTTGATAGCTTACAGAAAGAAAACCATAAGTTAAAGAGTGAAATAAAAAAAATCACCAGCCAAATGCTAGTGATCGTAGGAGAAGATTTACATGATTAAGTTGTGTTACGCACTGCGCACCATTGCAGCGATATTAGTTGTTGGTGGAATGGGAAGTCTACAGTTAGACACGATAGACTTTTGGACATTCTTTTGTCAAACAATGCTAGGCATGGTGGTGTGGATATTAGTTGGATATTGGTTAGATGATATTCAAAATTACGAAAAGAAAAAAGTCCGTTGTGAAAAGTTTTAGAAGAAGTTTCAACGGACTTAGTAGAGAGTATATGAAATATCTCTACTTATATTCTATCACAAGTATAAGGAGAATTAAATGGAAATTAATTTAACACCTATTGTTAGTCAAAACGAACAAGTATTCAAATGGAATAAAGACGAAATTAAAAATTATTTTGAGGCACAGTTAGAAAAGTATAAAGGACTTGTAGTAACAGAAGAAAACTATAAGGACATGGTAAGTGCTAAAAATGAAATCGTTAAGTACAGAACAACGCTTGATAAATTCTGTAAAGAGAAAAAACGAGAACTCAAAAGACCTATTGAGTTATTTGAAGAAGAAGTAAATGAAGTATTGAAAGTTGTTTACGATGCAGAAAAGCCACTTGCAGAACAAATCAAATACTTTGATGAAAAAGAGGCACAAGCTAAAACAGATGCTATCAATAAGTTTATCGAAAAGATGGTTGAAAAATATGGAGTGCGTGAAGAATATGCAAATCAACTTCAACATGATAAACGCTGGTTAAATAAAACTGCAAAGATGAAAGACATTGAAATTTCAATTGAGGGAGTGATGATTGAAATCTCAAAGCATCAACAATCAGATGATGATTATAAACAAATCTTAGCAGAGAAAAAAGGCATGATTGAGTTTGTTGTAGATACTTGCAACCAACAATACGAACTTGCAACACCAATCACATTTAATGAGTGTTGGAACATTGTACAAGATATGCCACTAGATCAGGCTAGAGAGTTAATCAATGCAAAATTTGCAGAGCGAAACGAAATGGAAGATGCTGCACGAGCAAGCATCACAAATGAAACAGTTGAACCAAGCGAAGTTGTAGAAACTAAAACTGGTTTTACAGTAACTGTTTATGACTTAACAGAAGATGATGCAAAAGATTTAACTGATTTCTTAGAAATGCGTGGTTACAAATATAAAGAGGTATAGATGGATAGTAGATATAATGCGGTAAAAACTGTACCGCAATCAGCGTTAAAGATAATTGACTTTGGGAAACTAAAAGGTAAGTATGATATTTCTCCACAATGGAGATGGGAAATATTAACCGAAGTTTATGGTATGTGTGGTGTTGGTTGGTACTTTGACATTGTAGATACGGAACAAGTATTAGTAGAGGCTACTGGCGAAACGATGCTTTATGTAAAAGTAAATCTATACATCAAAGATGGCGATGAATGGAGTAAACCAATTCCTGGTTATGGTGGTGATTTCTTAATCTATAAAGACAAAAATGGTTACCACGGAAACGATGAGGCATTCAAGATGGCGGTTACCGATGCATTAGGTGCTGCAGCAAAAATGATTGGTGTAGGCGCTGATGTATATCGAGGTTTACAAGATACCAAAATCAATGCAGCGGCAGAAAAGGAAAAGAAAGAAAAAGAATTTGACCCTCACAATGCGTATGCAATCGTGCTAAAGATGGCAAGTGAACATGGGTTAAGTGAAGAACAAGTAGCACACCAATTAACAGAAATGTTTGGTGTTGGTGTGATTGATAACGTTACAAGAGACCAAATGTCTAAACTTTATGACTGGGTAAAAGGCTATGAAGTGGACAACAAGTAATATTGATATACTTCGTAGTCCACTAGGTGTAATGGTAGTAATACCTGCACCACATGACAATGATCTAGCGAAATTAGATAAAGAAAAAGAATACGTGATTGAAATCAAAAAGAAATCAAAATCACGCAGTATGAACGCTAATGCTTATTGCTGGGTTCTGTGTCAAAAGATATCAGAAGAGTTAAGTAAGACTGGGTACACCTCAAAAGAGGATGTGTACCGCAAGGCAATAAAAGACTGTGGACATTTCACATATGTACCAGTCCATGAGGATGCAATCGAACGTTATATTCAAATATGGCAAGGTCATGGGTTGGGATGGATAGCCGAAGATGCTGGCGAATGTAAAACATTCCATGGTATCACAACATCATGTGTTACCACGGTTCATCGGTATATACAACTGCAGAAATGCAAAGACTTATTGATTGCTTAGTAGATGAGTGTAACCAGCTTGGAATAAAACTTGATGATAGCGATTATATCCAATCATTGGTTAGGGAGTGGGAGAGTGAACAAAAGAAAACGTGAAGACGAAAAGCTACTAAAACAAAATAGACCTAAAGTGCTTGAACGTGATAACTACTCATGCGTACTGTGTGGCGGTCATGAGGGTATAGCGATACACCACATTGTATTTCGTTCACAGTTAGGTAAAAGCACGATGGATAACTTAGCTTGCTTATGTGTTCATTGCCACGTACCAATAGCACATGGGGTATTTGCTAAAGAGGTTAGAAAACGATTACAAGAAATCGTTAAGGAAAGGAATGATAGATATGAAGAAAATCAATGTAGTTGAATTGTATGTATATAAACGAATTGAAAAGCTAGAAAGAGAAAATGGTAAATATGATTTACATACTAAAGTAATCGAAGAATTGAAAGATGTATTAGATGTAATTCATCAAACACACTTTAAACCTAGTGAAAATGCGGTAGAAAAAGAATATAAAGAAACTGCTTGCGACCACGTTTATGGTAGATAGTGCCTATGAGCGATAACAAAAAATATTACTATCTAAGACTTAAAGATAATTTCTTTGATAGTGATGAGTTGAAGATATTAGAAAGTATGAAAGACGGCTACTTGTACAGTAATATTCTTTTAAAACTCTATCTACGAAGTCTAAAGAATGATGGAAAGTTGGTGGTTAATGATCGCATTCCTTACAACGCTGAAATGCTGGCAAGCGTAACAGGGCATCAAGTAGGTACTATCAAACAAGCATTATCTATGTTTAAAGAATTAGGACTTATAGAAATACTAGAAAATGGTGCTATCTATATGTTGGATATTCAGAACTTCATAGGTAAAGGCAGTACAGAAGCTGATAGACAAAGGCTTTATGACCGAAGAATATCAGATGAAAGAAAACAAAAGAAACTAACTCAATCAAGAAATCTTGAAGAAATCTTGGAGAAATCTACACCAGAGATAGAGATAGAGTTAGAGAAAGATATAGAGATAGAGAAAGAGATACATAGTAGTGCAAAAAGCACTACAACAAAACGCAAGCGTTTTGAAAAACCCTCTATCTCTGACATTAAGCAATACTGTATTGAAAGAAACAATAATGTAAACGCTGAACAATTCTATGACTACTACGAGAGCAACGGATGGAAAGTTGGTAAAAACTCCATGAAAGATTGGAAAGCAGCGGTTAGGACTTGGGAACGTAGCGAATACAGAAAACCTAATTCTAAAAAGAATAGCAAGGAAGATGCAATCAACGTAGTTAATAACTTGATGAATAAGTTAGGGGGTGTAGATACTGAACAACCAACAACAGACTTTGAAAGCACTATCGATGTTACAGATAGCGTGGTCTACTGATATGTCAGAGCAACGCATGATGTTGTATGTAACAAAGTTATCTAACGTAAACCCAGTTACCCTTGAACAAGCGATAAGCAATCTGATTGATAGATGTAAATTCTTACCAACGATTGCAGAAATTAGAGAGGAATGTTCCGCATTAAGTGCCTTTGTAAATGCACATGAGGAACTTCCGACCGCACAAGATGCATGGGAAAGGGTGTATCAAGTGGCTAGATCATATGGCTACGAAAAGGGTTTAGACAAATTAGAGGGTTTAACAAAGCAATGTGCCAAAGCGATTTGGAAATCGTTTGACCCTCAAAATGGCGATAACTTCAACGAAACATCTTGCCGGTCGCAGTTTGTAAAGAATTATGAAGTGCAAGAAATAAGAGAGCGTGAGCGATTGAGATTGTCTAATTCAATTAAAGATAATCACTTGCTATTAAAAGCAAGGGAAAAAGCAGAAAAGGAACGAGCGTTACTAAATGCAGGGCAAAAACAAATTGAAATGACTTCAACTGGTAATTTGGTAGAAGTAGCCAAAGACCCAGTTGATGTAGTGAAGATGATTGATGATAGCCAAATATCAGATAAAGGGAAAGAGTTATTAAAACAAGCCATAGGGGGATAGATGAAAGAACGAATAAAAGAGTTTGAAACAAGCGTGAATGTATCGTTCAATGTAAGTTTTACAGTCCTAGCTACGAATGAGGCACAGGCAAGAACAAAGATTGAAAACTTACTAGAAATTATGCGTAACGAGGCAACAGTCGATTGCCATATTCATCCTAGCTATGATGTGTACATAGACGATACAGAGGCATCCTTAAACGGAATGTATTACTACTAGGTGGATAAATGCTAAGTAAGAAACGAAAGATGGTTATCACTATTGAGATACCTCTAAATGTAGATACACAAGAAGAGGCAACTCAACAGATGCAAATGATTATGAAAGCTGATGCACGAACCTTTGAAAGCTTAGAGGAAATCATCAAGGTATATAAAGGTAAGATGTGCATTGAGCAAAAGATTTAAAGGAGATTGATATATGAATACAGTACAAATTCTTGGTAATTTAACACGTGATCCAGAAGTACGTTATACCCAAAGTGGTAAAGCAGTAGCAACTTTCAACGTAGCAGCAAGCAACACATTCACATCAAGCGATGGTGAAACAAAAGAACAAACCGCTTTCATTAATTGCGTAGCATGGGGAAAGCTAGGCGAAAGCATTGGTAATTTGAGGAAAGGCAATAGAGCGTTCGTAGAGGGTAGACTTCAAACACGTTCCTATGAAACGGCTGACGGTCAAAAACGATATGTAACCGAGGTGGTAGCAAACTTTGTAGGAACATCATTAACGAATGATGAAACTACATCCAGTAACTTTGATAGTTTTGAAAACAATAATACGGATGAAAATGTTCCGTTTTAGGTGATTAAATGGCTTATAAACATAAAGATTGTGTTAATAACTGGATAACTAGTAAAAAGAAACATCCACGATATGTGCAACTTATGAAGTCATTACAATTATTGTTTTGGTTATTTCAAGAGGCAAAATATGTAGACTTTATAAATGTTGTGTATGGAGAAAACAAAGATAGTTATGAGGCTGCATTTTGTAGGATAAAAGCATATTACAAACAATATCCAAAATTTAAAACACGAAAATTGCCAAGGATAAATGGTGATTGTGATATGTATGATATACCGCCAAGCCAGTTATAAGGAGTAAGTATCAAATGGATGCACCATGTAAGGGATGCGAATACAGAGAAGTAGCTTGCCACGTTAAGTGTCCAGCCTACCGAATGTACAAACGCAAAAGGGAAACAATACAAGAAAACACAATCAAACGAAATGATGTGTTAGCGTACTTGGGGAACAATGTAAAGAAAGTTAAGCATCGTATGAGAAAAGCGAAGTATGGATGTACTGTGATTGATTGAGGTGAAGAGAAAAGAGGATGCATATATGGGGGTTATTTGATGATGGTAACGGCTGCTATCGTCAAGCGGTAGATGAATATAACGTGAATATGGGGGGCAACACACGATCACATCAATAGGAATTGGTGATGCGTGTATCAACCAAGACCTTGCAGTTAATACGCTACATAAACCTAATGCACTATGGGAACAGTTGGACAAGCTAGATAGACCTGATGTAATTCTAGCTAGTCCACCTTGTGAAAGCTGGAGTGTGGCAAGTGCGATGAAAGGTGGTAATGCGTGTTGGAAACAAGAAAAGGACATGACTATCAACCTGTTCGGTGAATACGAACAGGGCAGTAAATTCACAATCAGAAATCACATCGATTATGAAAACTACCAATTCAAGTATGATAAGTCATTCCTAACACGCATCAATGGTGAAATGTGCATCTACAATACATTGAAAATCATTGAGCGTTATAAACCTAAAGTATTCGTGATTGAAAACCCAGCATATGGGCGGATATGGGAATACATCAAAAATGTAATAGGGTTCGATGTTCCTTATGATAATTTAACCTATTACAACAACTACGATTACCTAGTTAAGAAACCAACTAAATTTGGTAGTAATATCGATTTAAAGTTATTAAATGACAATATAAAGTCTAATTTACGATGGGCAGACTTAAAAAGTAATGGTAATCGATATAACACAAGGTCAAATATTCCGTTGGATTTAGTAAAAGATATTTTAAAACGATGTGAACAATATGTAGAGGGGTGAGTGTTTGACAGAGCAAGATATTCAATATGCGTTAGGGCAACATTTGTTTCTTAAAAATATATGCATACCTAATGTAATGATGAGGGATAGCGGAAAGCCGCCTTATGAGGCTGACTTTGTATACTTCAATCTAAACACTTTGCACTTAACAGAAGTTGAAATCAAAACGGATATAAATGATTTCAGAAATGATTTCAAGAAAGCACGTTATCACGATAATCACAATGTGATGTATCTGTATTATGCAATACCAAGAGATTTATATGATGATCACTATGAAACGATTGATGAATTACTTGGTGATGCTGGTCTAATCTTAATTGATGAAATAGATACATTCGATTGTAGAGGTAATATTTACACTTTTGGTGGTTTTGTGAAAAGAGCAAAACGAATAAATGGTTCTGTTAAGTTAAATGAACAAGAAAAGGAGTACTATATGCGAATTGGATGTATGAAATGGGTGAATAGATGAAAGTAGAGCTATTTAATGATAATTTTCAGAATTTTAAAAGATATGGAATACCAAAGGCACAATTAGTTATTGCTGACATTCCATATAATCTAGGGAACAATGCATATGCAAGTAATCCTATGTGGTATGTAGACGGCGATAATAAAAACGGCGAAAGTAAAAAAGCTGGTAAAGCATTCTTTAATTCTGATTACAACTTCAACATTGCAGAATACTTTCATTTCTGTAATCGATTGTTAAAAAAAGAACCTAAAGAACGAGGGCAAGCACCATGCATGATTGTGTTCTGTTCGTTCCAACAAATGTCAATGGTTATTGAATATGCAAAAAAACATGGGTTTAAAAACTACATTCCTATTACATTCAATAAAAATTATAGTGCGCAAGTCTTAAAGGCAAATATGCGTATTGTAGGCGCTACGGAATATGCATTGATTTTGTATCGTGAAAAACTTCCTAAGTTTAATAACAATAAAAAAATGGTATTTGATCACTTTGAATGGAAACGAGATAACAAAAACCTAGTACCTAATATTCATCCAACCCAAAAGCCCGTGAGTGTACTTAAACGATTAATTGAAATCTTCACAGATGAGGGCGATGTTGTGATTGATCCAGTAGCTGGTAGTGGTAGCACATTAAGAGCGGCAATGGAACTTGGTAGAAGTGCATATGGATTTGAAATTGACAGAAGAATGTATGCGAAAGCTAAAGAGGAAATGTTGAGCGATGTAAAAGTACAAACAAACTTAATGGAATTTGCAAGTGAGGGGTGATGATCATTGCCAATAAATAGCCGAGATAAAGGCAAACGTGGTGAAAGAATGTGGAGAGATGTATGCCGAGCCAATGGGTTTGATAAGGTAAGACGAACAGTCCAGTATTGCGGTAATACAGGCGATGCCAGCGACTGCATCGGACTACCTAACATTCATCAAGAAGTGAAGTTTGTTGAAAATCTGAATGTACGTAAAGCATACGAACAAGCGGAACATGATGCAAAAAAGAGTGGCGATATACCTATAGTAGCTTGGAAAAAAAGCAATAAACCTTGGTTAGTGGTGTTAAGTGCGGAGGATTTCTTCCGTATATATAAGGAAAGTGGATGGAGTAACGAGAATGGCAATTAATATGAGTGAGTTTGTGCCTGATAATAACCTTAATTGGTTAGCATTAGCAGCGTGTGTATATGGAAACATAACTGCTGGCAAGGCGTTATGTTGCTTAGGGTTAGTAGGGACTAAACCGCAAAAGCAAAAATCTTATACACGTGTAAGTGAACTAGATAAAAGTTCACTATTAAAAATGCATCAATCTGGAATGTCATTAAATCAAATTAGTTTACGAGTTGGTGCAAATTACAAAACAATCAAACGTGCATTGATTAATAGTGGGGTGGAATTTTGAGAGAAAGCATGAAAGTAAAGTTAGTAAGTGAATATGCACAACTACCAACAAGAGGTAGTGAAGATGCAGCTGGGTTAGACCTGTATTGTCCATTTCACATCAAAGTGCCTGCGGATAGTCAAAAGAAAATTCCGTTAGGGGTGGCGGTAGAGATACCGAAAGGACACATGGGGTTATTAGTACCAAGAAGTAGTATGAGTAAAACACCTCTAAGATGTGCAAATAGTATTGGTGTTATCGATGCTGACTATCGAGGTGAATTAAGCATTGCATATGAAAACATATCTTGTAGCGATTACATGATATTTAGAGGTGATCGCATCGCACAATTAATCATCGTGCCAGTAGCAATGGTAGATGTAGTAGAAGTAGATGAGTTAAGCGAAACAGAACGTGGTGCTGGTGGATATGGCAGCACAGGTAAATAAGTTTTCTAAATTAATTAACATAAAAGGAGAAATTAACATGAACAATAAATTAGTATTAGCAACAATGGTTATGGCAGCAGTTACAGGTAGCACATTTGCGAATGGTTTGGTAGTAGGTCAAGTAGAACCAAACACTACTGCACCTGTGGTTAGTGGTTACAACTCCGCAGCATTAGGTGTGAATACTGTAGTTACAGGTACAACGATAAAGATATTAAGTGCCTAAACATCAGAGTAGACCGCAATGTAAATAACATCAAGAATAATACAGATGCTATTAATCGTCATGAAACAGTAATCAACAATCATGCAACGATCATTAATGACCATGAACAACAATTACAATCACATGAACAAACTTTAGTAGACCATGCGAATGTATTGGAAAACCATGAAAACCGAATTGAAAGTTTAGAACGTGGTATGACACGAAATGTAGAACGTGAAATTGGTAAAGCTGGTGCAGCTAATGCAGCATTATCCGCATTGCACTATTTAGGCTACAACAAAGATGATAAGTTGACATTCTCCGTTGGTTACGGTCATTACAAAGGACATAGTGCAGTAGCATTAGGCGGTTTCTATGCACCTAATGAACACGTAATGTTTAGTGTAGGTGGTACATTAGGTTCTGAAAAAATGGTAAATGCTAGTGTGAATTTTAGATTGGGCAAAGGTTCTGAATACGAATTAAACCATAAAGGCAAAATCAAAGAACTTGAAACATTAGTTACTAAATTGGTAGCAGAAGTTGAAGAGTTGAAAGCTGGGAAATAATATGTGTACACCTATTAGGCAATACACAGGAAATATAGAAACACTAGAAACAAAAACAAAAGACTTAAAAGCAATGGCGAATATGAATGCAGAAGTTAATAGAAATGCCTTCAGATATATGCAAGAGTTATTCTTCAATGCGATCATAGGTATATCGATATTTGTTTTACTGTTTGGGTTTGTGGTGTTGATTAAAGTGTTGATTGGTTAAGGTATGGGCGGTGAAATATCCGCCCTATCATAAGAGGTGAGTGTGATGGACTTTGAATTACTATCAGGTGCTTTAACAATAGTGAGTGGAAATGATATTTACAAACCTATTATTGAACATGGAGTAGGTGGCATCTTTGCTAGATACTGTATGAATGGTGTAAATATCGAAATAATGATAAGCGTGTTTGATTTGAGAAACGGACGAATATCATTAGAAGAATATACAAGATTAATACGAAGAAAAGCGATTGGTGAATATATAGAATTTGTTGAAAATGAGCGTAAAGAAGAGTGGAATAATGCGTTGAAACAATGGAAAGAAAAGCAAAATGACAAACTATAGCGGTTACGTTGAACACTCTGACTTTTACATCGCACCTCAAAGCTATCAAGATGCATTTGATTTCTTGTGCCAGCTTGCGGTAGAGAGTGAAGAGGATGTGTTTTATATCGGTAAGGTAAGTGAAAATATAGATGATTTTGATTTGTATGATGTAGTTGAATTTAAGTGGAATGAGGATAGAGGAGCGTGGATAGAAAGTGTCTAAACGATATGTGAAAAAGGTTAGTGAAATTCAAGCTATACAATACAACGGCAATAACGCTATGGAAGTAGTTGAATTCGTTGAAGATGTAGTTGGGTGTTATTGGTTTGAGAAGTCATCATTAGAAATCACAACAGAGAATGAAGTGATTGCGTGTTCTATAGGTGATTATATTGTTAAAGATCACAAAGGTAAAATTAAAGTTTATAAGGCAAACGAATTTGAAAAGAATTATAGCGAGGTAGAAGATGATTAGTGATAAACAAGGTAGAGAGTGGTTACTTCAAAAGCTATATGATGATGGCTGGAAATATTATATTAAGAATATCGGTAATACTGCATTTGTAACAACAAAAAGACCAGTTACGAATGATGGTATATTAGATATAAATAGTGGTGGTCATGTAAAGTGTATTAATAACATAAGCAAAATAATGCCACAAATAGAGCGGAATGAAGTGTTAAACATTGCAGAAGAATTAGGTATTGTTGATTGGTCGAAAGTGGCAGTTGATACACCTGTATTAGTAAGTAACGATAATAAAGAATGGATTAAAAGATATTTTGCGAGATACGAAGATGGAAATGTATATTGCTGGCTAAGTGGAAAAACATCATGGACTGCCATTTGTGAACTTTCGATTGGACATTGGGATTACACAAAACTAGCAGAGGTATAAATATATGACATGGTTTATGTTCTTTTGTTTATGGCTTGCAGTTGGTAATACAAACAATGGTTATGCAAATGCAATTATATTTATAGCGTGGTGCGTATTGGTGTATTTGCTAGCTATAAATGGTAATTTTAAAGAGTGAGGTGAAGTGTTTGGGGGAATTAGACGAAAAGCAACTAATAGAAAAAGCGGTTGAGTATCTACAACCTGTTAAGTTAATTGATGTACAAATTGCATCTATCAAAGAAGAAATCAATCAGTTAAGAGCGAACCTTACATCAATAGGTGCGATTGATTACAGTAAGGATAGAGTAACAGGCGGTGGAACTCCGCAAGGGTTAGAGGGTAGCGTAGCAAGATTTCTTGATACAGTCGCAGAACGAGATAAGCGTATTGATGAACTATCAAAACTGAAATGTGATGCGATCACTAAGATAGATGCACTAGATGAAAAGCTAGGGGCAATCATCTTGCGTTATGAGTTTGTACTCAATAATACAACCGAAGATGCGTATAAAATGATTGGGTGTTACTCAACGAAACAGGCGAAGAGATACAAGCAAAAAGCATTATTGGAATTTGGGCGAAAACTTGTCCAGTAATGTCCGTAAATGTCCGTGATTGTCCGTACACCTATAGTTTGCTATTAGGTATAATATATATGTAGAAGTTGCCACTAAGCGACTACTACTCACTCTTTCCTTAGGATAAATCAAACACAACAACAAGCACGCCCATAAAAGAGCGTGCCTTTGTTGTATATGGG